CGATGACACACAGGTGTACAAAGACCACGGGGATGCACTAACCATTGCATACCAAAGCGGGTATTACGATGGAAAGAAGGCAGCACAGCCAGCGCAGGAGCCTGTGGCGTTGCCTTGTTGCGGTTACACGGATGCAAGCGCAATTAAGTGGAATTCGTTTAACGGCGTTGTGCAATGCCACAACTGTGGGCAGACCTATACCCCACCACAGCGCACATGGGTAGGGCTGACGGATGAGGAACGGCAAGACATTGCGCTTGAAGTTCCAATAGATGCTGTATTGATAACTGAAGCCAAACTCAAGGAGAAAAACACATGACCTATGAAGAATTTTTAGACTTTGTGCCAGCCAAGTGCATGTACGAAACCATTTACGATGACAGCGATTACAAAACCATTCTTGTAATTAGGATGCTGGATGCGTATGGCATGGTAAACAAAGCACAGCGCACATGGGTAGGGTTGACTGATGAGGAAGCGCAATGGCTTTATGACAACTGCCGAACGCCAAGTAACTTGATTGATATGACGGAAGCCAAACTAAAGGAGAAGAACAATGGAACGACATCCTAAAAGTGGTAAGCCAATATTAAACAAGCCTGACGCGCAGGGGTTTTATACCTGCCAGTACACACAGCTACCAGTGAAGTGGGATGACGCTATTTTCTTGGGGCCGTGTACGCCGCAAGTTAATGGTACGTATGTATGTCACCCGAGTGCAACCGCTGCACACAAGAAATCCAAGCGGTTGTTTGACGAGCACGAGGCCAACTGCAATACGTGTAAACACTTAGTACGCAAGCAGCACGACAAAAGAAAGGACGGACAGTTACGTGGGCAGTGCCACAAGAACAACGATTTGCTATTTCACCCAGAAGATTACATGGGTATGGTTTGCTACGAACAAAGACAGGAGAAGAACAATGGTTGAAGAAGTATTGGTAGACGGGTTTGAGTCAAGACCGATTGGTGCTATTGGTGTCAAGATAACAGAGGAAAGAATTGAGTTTTCTTCCGATGGGTTTGGGCGTTTGTTGACAAACCCATTAAAGACCGACAACGGGCAGACAGTCGGTGAGCGCAATCGGGCTTGGCTCCATGCAAAGCTGGACGCATGGCTTGATAAAACCTTTGAGGAACGCAATGCGTAAATCAAACCACCACGCCATAAGGATGGTGCTGCAAAAGTACCCCGATGGACTTACCCTGACCGAGATAATTGAACGTATCGAGAAAGACCGCAGCGCAGTTACCCGAGCGCTAAAGGAAATGCCCGATGCGTACATAGATCGTTGGATGCCCTACAAGGGCAGTGGGCCATCGCCTTGGCAACCCGTTTGGTGTGTTATTGTTGCTCCCGAAAATTGTCCCAAACCTACGGAGAAACCTAATGAAACAAACAAAAGACGTGCCAAACTTCGCGGCATGGAGCAACGAGAACCTAGCTAACTTCTGCATGGATTCGTATCGCCGAATGCAGGAACAACAAGAAGCGATTGAACAGCTTCAACAAAACTGGAAAGACGCTATGCAAGAAATACGGCGCATGATTAAACAACAAAGCTAAGCAGTTCATGATGGCAACGCGTACAAGCCTAGTAGATGTGACTACGTTTTGTCGGCAACACAAGGTGCTTAGCTGGTTATAACTTTGTGGTGCCTAGTTCCAACCACGACTGAGGGGGCGTGGAATCTACTTGACCCCCTCACTAATTCAACAGGAGAAACAAATGGTAGCAGCATGGAAACAAAAAAAGTTTGAGCGCATTGCTCAAAAAAATGTGGTAGAGGAATTAAAAGGGCAAGTAAAAATATTGCAAGAACAGTTGCGTACACAAAAAGAAAGATGCGCGTACGTAGAAGAACGCATGGACGTGTTGTATAAACAACGAGAAAAAGCAACACTATCCGCGATGCGTTACGAAAAATTGCGCGAACAAGAAATCCTGATTGCTGCGCCAGATGGGTTTAAGCTACTAACAGGCAAGGAGCTTGATGAGTATTGCGGGGGGTTTGTTGGTTTGTACAACAGTTTGTACTGCTCTGCTCTTGCAAAGTCTATGCATTTAACAGGCATTTCATTAAAGCGAATGATTCACGATGGCATCTACTCCTGAAGCTAAAGTAAAAAAACAAATTAGAAAAATACTTGATGAGGCAGGCGCGTACTACGCCATGCCAATCGGTACTGGGTACGGCAACTCTGGTGTACCCGACTTCTTAATTTGTTGTGATGGCCGCTTCATAGCTGTCGAAGCAAAAGCAGGCGCAGGTAAAACAACTGCGCTTCAAGAATCTCATCTGAGCCGCATACGTAGCTCAGGGGGGACGGCGCTCGTTATCAACGAGCAAAACATAGACCAACTTAAAGGATACTTATCATGAACGATGAGCCAATAACCGAAGAAAAATTTAAAGAGATAGTTGATTCGCTGGACAAGGAAGAGCGCGATTATTTTCGTGAATGTGTTGAAGAAATGGTGCGCTGCTTTATGCCGGAAAGTGAAACACTAGGCGTGTTTGTTGTGGCTAACCGCACTGGGTATGGCGCAAAGGTCTACGCAATGAACGCTGACTCGATTGAAGTAAAAATCATGTTGGAGTCTGTGCTGTTTAATAAGTTTGCAGACGAAGCAGCTATGAAAATACCCAAGGAGAAATTGAATTGACTGCATTGACTGCATTACAGTATCTAAACAACCTACGCCCCGCAATACCGTTTTCAGCGGAGCGACCATGCACGCCAATGAGTAACGGAGAACTTCGCAGGCACATGTTGCAAGGTGCTGTGTTGATTAACGGGGAACGTGTAGACCCCAACGAGTTAATCGACTTCCCTGTTTTTTCTTTGGTTTTTTTCCCAAAGTCCATCAACCGCAAAACAACATTGGTCTAAAGTAATTCAATGACAAAACCATACGACCGCATACTGACCATTGACTTTGAAACGTACTGGGACAGCAAGAACTACACGCTGTCCAAGATGACAACCGAGGAGTACATACGTGATGAAAAATTCTTGGCTTTCGGAGCCTGCATCCATGAGTATGGAAGTGCTGGAGCAACTCAGTGGTATCGAGGAGACGAGCTTCATAGAGTCCTATCAACATACGACTGGGAACGAACAGCAGTCTTGGCACATAACGCCCAATTCGATGTATCCATCCTCTCTTGGCGGTATAACGTCAGACCCGCTTTTATCTTCGACACATTATCAATGGCGCGAGCTTTACGAGGCGTGGAAGTTGGCAACAGTCTTGCCAGACTTGCATCAGATTTTTCGCTTCCCCCAAAGGGTACTGCTGTTCACTCCACTGACGGACTCGAATCAATTTCTTGGGAAATTGAAAAAGAACTGGCCGACTATTGCGCGCACGATGTATACCTGTGTGAAGAAATCTTCAAGCGTCTCGTTGCGGGCTACCCTTCGTCGGAACTACGCCTCATCGACATGACGCTAAAGATGTATACCGAACCGGTGTTACTACTTGACCAAGAGATGCTTGTTAAAGCTATTGAGGAGGAGCGCACGATACGTGAGGGTTTACTGCAACGTCTTGACATAGACGAGAAACACTTGGCATCTAACCCCAAGTTTGCTGAACTGTTACACAAATTGGGCGTGCCGCCGCCCATGAAAACCAGCAAGACCCAGGCAAGCAGACGCTGGCGCTGGCAAAGAATGACGCGCACTTCCAAGCCCTGCTCAATGGGGACAACGTGGACGTAAAGACGCTGTGCGAAGCTAGGCTCAAGGTCAAGTCAACTACTGAGCGCACACGGGCACAGCGTTTCTTGGAGATTTCCCAACGCGGTACGCTGCCTGTGCCGCTGAGTTACTACGGAGCCTTATCGGGTAGGTGGACAGCCAGCAAGGGCAGCGCCATAAACATGCAGAACCTAAAGCGTAATTCATTCCTGCGCAAAGCAATTATGGCACCCGAGGGTTACCAGTTAGTTGTTGGTGACTTGTCGCAGATTGAGCCGCGTGTGCTGGCTTGGCTGTCGGACTACGAGGACATGCTCCACATCTTCCGATCAGGCGCTGACCCCTACGCTGCGTTCGGGGCGCAGATGTTTAACATACCGGGCATGACAAAGGACAGCCATCCTGACTTGCGGCAGTCGGCTAAGTCTGCCTTGTTGGGCTGCGGCTATGGGCTAGGGTGGGCATCTTTTGCACAACAACTTCTGACAGGATTCCTAGGCGCTCCTCCAGTAAGGTACAGCAAGGACTTCGCCAAGCTGCTGGGGGTTGACTCTGAGTACGCGCAGAAGTTTGCGCAGTGGGATGGCAACGAAGAAAAACTGCTTGAGATTCCCCACACTTGTTCTACACAAGAACTTGTGTACCACAGCCTAGCCGCCAAAGCTATCATAGATACGTATAGGAGAACTGCGTACCCTGTGGTGTCGTTCTGGAGCCTGTGCGAACACGCCCTGCACTCAGCCCTTGTGGGCGGCAAAGAAATGGTGTATAAATGCATTGTGTTTAGGAAGGGCGAGATTGAGTTGCCCAACGGCATGAAGCTGCTGTATCCAAACCTTCGGTACGAGCAAGACGACAGAGGTAAGATTCAAACAGTTTATGGGCCACACGCTACCAAGTTGTATGCAGGGAAAATAACAAACAACATTACGCAGGCATTGGCGCGTATTGTGATGACGGACGGGATGCTCAGGGTATCAAAAAGGTATCCTGTCAAGGGAACAGTGCATGACGAGCTTATTGCTGTTGTGCCTGATGCAGAGGTTGAGGACGCTAAGACTTGGGTCTTGGCGCAAATGACTATGGAGCCACGGTACATGCCGGGGATTCCGTTGAACGCTGACGGTGGTGCGCACCGTAGATATGGACTAGCAAAAGGATAGGAGAAATAAATGGCAACAAAAGAAAGAACCCCAATCCCACGGCGTATGCGCGTGGGTAAGCGGATGTACTCGGTAGAGGTGGTCGAGGCTTTGATCGACAAGAACTGTATGGGCCGGGTCAACTACCAGAACCGCAACATACAGATTGCAACGCATCATTCCCCCGGACGCAAGATTGCAGGCGCTGACATCCGCGATTCGTTTTGGCATGAGACTATCCACGCCATCTTGCACGACATGGGTAGGGACAACCTGAACCGTGACGAAGCGTTTGTACGTGGGTTTGCATCACGGCTTTCACAAGCCATTGACTCAGCGAGGTTCTAAATGAAAGTAGTGTCGTGGAGTCATAGCGCTCTCAAGGATTACGAGGGATGCCCCAAGCGGTATCAAGAGATCAAGGTCTTAAAGAACTTCCCGTTCACTGAGACTGAGGCTACAAGGTACGGCAACGAAGTCCATAAAGCAATCGAGATGTACA